GCAGCGTGCAGTAGATATAGCACTTAAACGGCGTTTTCAGCTTCGGCTTGGTCTTTCGGACTTCAATGGTCTTTTCGCCGCTGGCGATCTTCTCCACCCACTTGGGGCGGATGCTCAGCATAACAGCCTTACTCATCCTTCATCGCCTCCAATGCTTTCTTCGCTTCCTCGCGGGTGCGGAATACGGTCTTGCCGACATCACGCGCATCTATAACGCCGCAACGTGATGTGTTCAGCATAGTCCTCCCATTAAGTGTGCTTATATCTGTCACAGTAAAACTGTAAACTTGCTCGGACGGGTGATTACAGAATGTCCAAAGCCCGTCGCCCGCCTTGCACGGCAGCACCACCAGCCGACCGTCCTTGTCGGCCTCCGCCAGCTCCCGCATGCGGTCGATGCCGCCACACTCTCCTACGATAGTGCAACGGTCGCTCCAGTCTTTAATCAGCGCAGACACTTCCTGCGGCGTCAGCCCCGTGTCCTCGTAGGCGGCGAGGCGTTCAACCAGACAGTCAAACGATGGGCAATCTATGCAATCCATGTCCACATTGCAGCTACCAGAACACTTCATGTAATGGTCGGTGCCAAGATAATGCTTTTCCGTCAGTCGTTCCATCACTCCACCTCCTGCATCCAGAACTCGCGGCGGCAGTCCTTGCATTCGCGTGCCATAGTTGCACAGCTACCGTGTGCATTTCTGTGCGACGCGGAAATCGAGCAGGGATCTACATGCAACACACCATCATCTCCCATGCGTGCCTCCGGATACTGCTCCAAAAACACACTTTGCCGTGTCTTACGCGGGTGTGCAGCCGACCATTCCTCGACGATCTTAACCATCTTATCTGCTTCACCTTTGAGATATGTTCCAGTTTCAAGTTTGCACGAACCATCCCAGGCAGGGCAGATGCGCAAACCGCAAGAACAAATATCAAACGATTTGCACATCCTGTCGCGTTCCTCGATAAACTTCACAGCATCCATATTGTCAACCTCCTATCTCATATGTCGTTTCCCAGCCTTTGCAAACCTCGCGCTCTGCCGCACATAGCGCTCCCGCGCGTAAGTGTTCGCCTGATCGACCCACGTTTTTTTCTCCAGCCGTTTGGCCTCATACGCCAGGAACGCCTCGCAGTTTTTTCGGCAGGCCCCGCACGGGAGCCTGTCCGGGCAATCCTTTACGCAGGGGCTTTTCATCCGGCCCACCTCACGATCTTTTCCCGCACGCCCCACCGCAAGGCGTCCTCGTGGCTGTCAAAATACAGATCCAGCCGATACCCAGCAATGGCGCCGCCGGTGTCCTGCACGGTGTATGTATGGCCATCTATCTGTATCTCCGTGCCCATCGGCAGCACGGCAGGATCTGCGGCCACCGTCACGCCCTGCGTGGCTTTTGCGCCGGTGGCTGTATAGCCGTTTGCATAGGCTCCACAGCATTTCCAGCACGGGCAATATGCAGTTACGGTAAACACCCTTTCCTGCGTCTGCGGAGCTTCTTGTGCGGCCTCCTGCTGTCTGGTCTGCGGCACTATTGCCTCCACTTGCGGCAGGGTAACGGCTTTTGCGGCCTCCGCCTCCTTGGCCAGCAGCTCGCACCACAAAATTCCGCCCGCTGCAAGCAGACCGATAGCCAGACCGCAAGCTGCTGCAATGATCTTTTTCATCTGATTTTTCCCCCTCCGTAAATTCCCCAGTTGATCGTGACGCCCAGCGCATCGCAGATCATGCACAGAGTAAACAAGTCCGGCGTTGTCCTGCCTACCTCCGTATTGCTTATGAAAGGAAATCTTCATACTTCACCATTCCACCGTCACCTGTCCCTCGTCCGGCAGCAGCACCCGCAGATTTGCCAGCAGGGACTCTCTATTGCCGCTCATCTCCAGCCGCGCGTGCAGCAGCTTTACGCCCGTCTGCGGCTTGTCTGCTTTCGGCGGTGCATCGTTGGCAGCGTGCTCCTCGCTCTGCGCATCCACCGTATGTATGTCCACCGCATCCGCATTAGCCCACTCCATGATTTTACGCTGCCACATCTCCGCGTTTCTTCCACCGCGCCGGAATGGCGCACCTACTAATTCCGCCTCGCGGCGTATCGTTGCATCACAAGCGTTCATTTCCTCCGCCAGCCATTTGGCCGTACCACCGAAAGATTGCATGTTGCGGAAAAACTCGCGTTTCAGATCCTCCGGCATTTTCTTAAATTCATGCCACGGCATAGGCCGCGTGATATTATAGCTTTTCACTTCTCCGTTTTTCTCCTTCCTCTGCTTTTCGGTGAGGGTGTCACTGGGGAGCGAACATCCACCGCGTTTTCTGTTGATGTGAGCAAATGCACCCATCGCTATGCGTTTTTTCTGCATGCAGTCGTAATCAAAATCATTCATAGTCTGCTATGTACACCTCCGTGCGTGGATTCTGCTTGTCGTACAGCACCCGGCTCCCGTCGTGGCTAACGATAATGCCGCTGTGATCGTCCTTTATAACACCGGCCTTCACCAGCACATCGTCGATGGATTCCAGCAGATTCGTCAAATCCACTCGCCGCCTGGTAGGCATATAAAACAGGCATTTGACCTCCACAGGCTCCTCAATGGGACGCTGCACTCTGGCCTTTTTGCAGTTCCATACAGCTTCCGCCTCGTAGTCCATATACTTCTGGGACGGCATAATAAACGGCCTCCCCGTTTTGCTGCTATGCAAGATCCGCATAGAGTTTTTCTTTGTGACGGGCGGCATCGGTATGGTTATCTTAATCATCTTCCGCCCCCTCCTCGATGGACACCGCCACATATCTGGGCCGTCCTTTGTACCGTCTACCGCTGTTGTATACTGCCTTGTAGATAGAGCGCCAGTTAATATGGCACATATTGGCAAGCTCAATGATGGAATCGGACACCGCCTCCGGTAGCTCGTACTTGTCCCGGCTTACGCGCATGTATACTGTCATCTCAATACCTCACTCCGATGTAGTCCAATACTCTGGCGTAGCCAAGCCCCTTTTCAGTTGGCTTCCATAGGCCGTCCACAGGGTCATACGCCCCACCGCCAATGCAAAATTCGTAGTGCTTCGGATGCGTGTGCTTCATGCGCTCGAATCGATTCTCTCCCTTTTCGAGATGCGCCCCAAAGCCGCAGAACATACACCCCGTCCTCTGGCATCCCGTGCAGTGCAGCGGCTTTTCGATGAGCGTCGACGGATAATCATTCTCGCCGTCGCTGGCCACGATGTCACCGTATACACTTGCAATGGGTATTTGGTTGTCCGAGATATACCGAAACACGTCCTGCTCCGTCCAAAAGCTCATGGGCTTGCCAATCGGTCGCTTTCCCTCAAAGGCGTTGCAGCCAGTTTTGAGCCAGTACGTCATGCGCAGGCGGGATTCCTCTGCCATCGTCGCCACTATGGCCTGCTGCCCTGTTTTGTGGGCGTAGGCTTTTAGCGGTGTTTTTTTCATGGTCGCGCAGCACTTGGCCGAAATGTTAAACGGCGCATACAGGAGATATTCCCATTTCGGGCAATTGTAGACGGATGGTTTTCCATCTCGGCGCATATCTTCGCCGCGCAAACGCCGCATCCGCAAGCCGTTGGGATTGCGCTTCGCGTCGGCTATGCAGTCCGCCACCTCTTTGCTTACAACGCTATAGCCGTATTTGGTCACGATCTGCCGGATGCTCATTTTCGGCCTCAAGCGCACAAGGTTGACAGTCACGTGGGGAAACTCCCTCCGAAGCCAGCCGGCGTACTCGTTGACGAACTTCTGTATCTCCGGGTACTCCAGCCCCGTGTTCACAAACACCAAGTTCAGCTCCCACGGCGGTGTCCTGAAGCTCGACAAGTACCACGCAACCAGATACGCCAGCACCGTGCTGTCCTTTCCACCGGAAAATGAAACATAACACTGTCCGCCCCACTCGGTGTACCATTCATACAGTTTCTCAACGCTGGTGATGACCTTGTCATCCAAATCAAGGGATAGCAATTTCTTGGCAGCCTCTTTCGTCAACGGCGTGTTATACCGTTTCATACCCCGCCACCTCCATCTGCCCATCCACCTGCATTGCTTTGGCAAGGCGGTGGTATGTGCCCAGCTCGTCCAAAGCCCGCTTGCGGTACATGGCAAGGAGCATCTTCTTCTCCTCGTCCGTCTCCGCCAGTTTGTAGCCGCCATCCGGCAGAGCCACAATGGGCACCCCCTGCCGCCGCTGGGCTCGGATCATGTTCCTGTTCGCTCTGTCCGGCATACCGGTCAATGCTTCAAGGTTTTTCCGGGTGTATGTAATGCCGGGAATCATGCGTAATGTGGTCATGTCATTCCTCCCCAAATCTCAGTTTCGTCACGGCGATAGGAAATTCCTCGATCTCGCTTGCCCAGCGTGCCGTTCCCTTGCCGTTGTGCCGCTCGAATACCAGCGGAAAGCCGCCGATGCCGTCAAACAGGCTACCCATCGTAACAGGGCGAAGATATTGCGCACTGATACGCTTTGCCAGGAAATCCCAGAAGGGCAGGGCGATGGAGTTACCCAGTGCCTCGTAGCGCGGGCTGTCCGCGCTGTCGCGGAGCTTGCCCTTGCTGTCGCGCCATTCGCCGATGTCCGTCCAGCCGTCCGAATAGCCTTGCAGCCGCTCGCATTCCATCGGCGTGAGGCGGCGCACAATCATTCCGGTTCGGATGGTGTTTTGCAAATTCAGACTTTGCCCGCCGCTCTCTTTTGCTTGCAGCGTCCCATTGATCTCACCCCCCTCGGTGAAATTGCGGCAATCAACACTGCTGACCACTAAATCGGTACTGTCCTTGTAGTCTCGCTGCTTGCAGCTGCTCGCAACATCGCCCTCGCGATAATCGCCGAAGCCCTGCATTTGATAGCAAACCGTCGGAACCTCGCCGACGGTGTGCAGCGCAGGACACGGCTTGTCCCATCCGACGGTGCTGCGGTTATTCGGCGATGTGATCTGCGCGCGATCAAATATCAAAACAGACGGACATTGATTCAGCCCACTTGATACCGCGCCCAGCGTCGGCGCGCATTCCTCGGCATAGCCGATGCCGTTCGCCTTTGCGCCCTGTCCCGCCTTAAAGGCTGCGCAAACGATATGCCGATCCCCCGCCGTGATCGTCGGCGACGGATCCCCGTTCTTGCCTATGCCAAGTCCGTTTCCGCTACCGTCGTGGTTGCGCGAGCTTCCGCCTCCGGCGTATCGAGTGGCCTTATCGTTAATTGGGATTGCGCAGTCAGCACCCGTTCCAAAGCCTCCGGCAGCTTCTTCCCGCGCCGTTCCGCTCTCCGTAGGATGCCTTGACACGCTTTTGCGCTCAAAGAGTATTTCGCCGGCGGTGTCGCCTCCAAAATCTGCGACAAGCGAGATTCGGCGGCGACGTTGGGGGACTCCCCAGTATTGCGCGTCATGCACTCGCCAAGCCACGCTCCATCGTCCTCCCACTTCATCGTGGTATCCCCCCCAAGTTGGCCAGCCTTTTTCAGGCACATCAATATCGGGGGCTTCCGGCTCTGCGATGCGGATGATCTCTTTGAGGACTGCCGCGAAGTCTTGCCCTTTGTTGCTGCTGAACGCTCCGGGAACGTTTTCCCAGACCATAAACCGAGGTCTGACCATGTCACCTGTCCGTCCGTTCGCTCTGTCATGCTCTCTCATCTCCTTTACGATTCGGATCTGCTCCATGAACAATCCGCTCCTTGCTCCCGCCAATCCAGCGCGTTTTCCTGCAATGCTCAAATCCTGGCACGGCGATCCGCCCGTGATAACATCCACGATTTCAATTTCTGCGCCGTTGATTTTCGTAATATCTCCCAGGTGCTTCATCTCCGTTCCCCCAATCTATCATTTCAGCCTCCAATTCTGCTTTTTCCCGATGTTCAGCATATAATCCCTCGCCCGCTGGTTGATTCTGCTGCCGATTGCTTCATCCCAGCTCAAAATGCGGTCAATGGTCAACTCCGTGGAGATGATCGTGATTGCATCCGGGTCAATGTACCGGGCATTCAGCAGGTCAAATGCGATGTTTTTGTCGGCATCCGTAACGCTGCCCTTTAGGAAATCGTCGATATACAGCGCACGGACGGTTTTCAGCGGGTGCATGGCTTCGGCGTATGCTTCCGCATCGTTTACCTTTGCCTTGATTGCGGGAATATCTCCCCGCCATTGCACATACCGGACAGGGATTCCGCCGTCCATCAGCTTGGCGCAAATCGCCGTACATAGGTGGGTTTTCCCAGTTCCGGGAGAGCCGCCGATGAAAAACCACTTGCCCTTCCAGTCGGTCAAATACTTCTCCGCCGCTTGCTTTGCGGCCTGTTGCCAATACTCCCGCGTCTGGAATGCCTCGAATGTACAGTTATCCAGCAGACCGGCCAGCCCGGAACGCTCCATGCGAATTCTGTTTTGCCGGATGATCTCGCATTTGCAAGTGCTGCTCACCAGTTCGCCGCTTTCCGTGCGCCGGACGGTGTAGCCCAGCCCGCCGCAGATGTCACAGCCATGTTCCGACATGGTACTCTTGCTTTGTTGGCTGTTCACCGGCTTCCTCCTTTCTGCGCTTCTCCCATGTTCTGACGGCGGCCTTCCAGTCCTTCATGCGGTTTTTCCCAACCATCCAGCCCTTGCTGGCGTAGAAATCGATGAACTGCTGTGCGTCAACTGCAGACCCCCGTTCTGCGATATAAGCCTGAACCTCGTCCAAAGAGGGCGGAGAGAAGCGCGTTTCGCGCGTTGGCGGCGTAGCCGCCTTACTCCCTTTGTTGCCGTTAGGCAACGGAGTATTGATTTCGGATTCGATTTCGGATTCGATTTCGATTTGGGTTTTTTGGGTTTCGTTGGGTTTCTTTGGGTTATTTTGGGTTTCTGTGGGTTTTCTCGGCCTGCCGCCTAACTTCCCATTTGCCCTGTTCTTTTCAACCACTTGGACATAGCTTTCCTGTGCCCGATCTTCCTGCATGATGACACGGCGTTTGAAAAGTCGCTCATTCCCATTGAGTGCCGGAAATTCCCCCGTGCGGCTGTAAACCAGCAACGCCCGCGCTAATCTCCCGAACTCAGCGTCTGTGAGGTCGGCCATCTCGTCCAAATACTCGTGGAAGAGTGCCGCATAATTTCTTGCCATGCGCCATCACCTCAGAACGGAATATCGTCGTCATCCTCGGAAATCTCCTCGAAAGTCTGCGTAGGCTTCTGTACAGCGTCCTTGCTGCCGCAGAAATGCACCTTGTCGGCAGTCAGCTCCACTACGGTGCGCTTGTTGCCGGCCTTGTCCTCATAGTCCCGGCTGGAGAGCTTGCCCTCCACGATGATCTCCTTGCCTTTGGTAAAGTGGGTGCAGATCAGCTCTGCCGTTCCCTGCCATGCCACACAGGGGAGGAACAGCTTTGTTTCTCTGTCCTTTACCTTCTCGCTCCACGCCACGCGGAAGCTGCACACCGTTGTCCCGTTCTGTGTGGCTCTGCGTTCTGGGTCAGAGCAAAGCCGCCCCTGCAAAATCATTCTGTTTACCATCTTTTTCCTCCTTACAAATAGCTTTTTCCGAATTCACGCCGGAAGTCATCTTCCGTCCAGCCCTGCTCCCGCATGGCCTTTAACTGACCATATCGGCGCAGCAGGCGCATTTGATTTCCGTTGCGGTGTACGGATAGGCTCCCATTTCTATGGCACCGATCACCGCAGAGATCAACCACAAGGCCGTATTTCTCGCTTTTGTTGCGGTACGCGCCTCCGAAGATATGGTGCCGCTCCAGCGGGTCACTTGCGCCATTTCTGCCACAGAGAAAACACCGTCTATTGTCAGTCACTTTTATCACCTCCCAGCGGCTGGGCTTCGCCCCATCGAGATTTCAGGGAATCCAGCTCTTGCGGGGTCAGCGTCTCGATGTTTACTTCCCTGCAATCGGAAACAATTTGGTCGATAAGGCGGCTCATCTGCTCCACATCGTAGGTGCTGGAGCCGTACCAGACGGTCACATTCACGCAGCCGGGAATTTTGCTCGGCCCTTGCTCTGCCATCCAGCCCGTTCCCTTGGATTCCCATTTTCGGCAGAACTCGTCCGCCGCCTTTGACACAATGCACAGAACATCGCTTACGCCACCGATGGTCTTGATTTCCTCCCGATACACATCATTCCTCGGAATCCCATAGTGCGCCGCCAGCTTGTCCAGCAAAACCCACGCATACGCATTTGCGTCAAGGCTCCGGCCCTTGCGTTTGATCTGCGCCACATACTGCTTGTCCGGCTGCAGCTCGTCGCACACGGCCATTGCCGCCCGGGGGGACTGCACCAGAAGGCACAGCCACGCTCCATCGCTGTCCTGCTGCCACCGGGCGGCGGTCACATCAGCCTGCAGCATTGTCCTGCTCCTTCTTTGCTGCCTTCATGCAGTCGGCGCACATCTGCGCTCCGTAGCGGCCCTTGGAATACTTAACCATATCCTTTACCGTCCACATTTCGCCGTTGCGCTTCCTTACAGACACAATGTCCGATCCGCACCGCTCACACACAGGTGCAGCGTTCCGCTCTTTCTCGTCCAGTTCTGCGGAGGAAATCTTGTCCGGGTCCTCGCCGGTGGGAAGCGCAAAGGTCCGCAGCCACATATACTTAAACGCATAGGTCATGGCCTTGCCGCTGCCCTTGTCTTGTGTGTCTGCGCCATCTCCGCAGGATGCAATCTCGATGTATTCCTCCGGGTTTTCCACGTTGACCATGCGGTAGATGACATCCACGTGGGTAATGTTCCCAGTTCTCCCGGCTGTCTGTGCGATGGGGTATACAACCAGTTTGTGTTTCAGCAGTTCCGCACGCATGATGGATGTGACTTTCTCCTCGCTCAATGCCTTGTATTTGGTGCTGCCGAACTCCACATGATCGTCCTTTGCAAGATACTGGACATCCTGCATAATCGCAGCGATCTTCTCGTAGATATTCAAAATTCTTCCTCCTCGTCAATGATTTCCAGCGGGCAGTGCGCACCAATGATTCTTGTGTCCATCAGATACTCGCCCGTTCTCCTGCACTGGTTGCGGGAATATGTTTCCAGCATAGGGCAGAGGTTACACGCCATATGCCCCTCCGGAAAGTAAATATCCACGGATGTCTTGATGTACCGCAATACGCCGCCCTCGCTCATTCCCACGCCTCCTCGATATACTCCTCATTGTTGCTGACGCACTCGCCGCAGAGCCAAAAACCCTTGTAATGCAATGCACAATCCTCCTGGATTGGCCCCCCGCAGCAGTCGCACACGGGGCGCCGGTCGGTCTGCCTGTCCTGCTCTTCGGCGTAACACTCCGCGTCCCATACCGGATCAGTTGTCCACATCGGATGCATCCTCCTTTTCCGGCTCCAGCTTCCAAATATCCCGGGTGACCTTGGAAACCTGGGGAATATCCCCCCAATACAGGGCGTTCAGGAAATCGTCCTCACCGGTTCCGCACAGAACAAAGCGTGGCGCTGTGATGACCTTGTACCCGGAATATACGGTTGTCTTGTTGCTGCCGCTAACCAGATCGCCCGCCTCGGCCACATCGCGCTCCGACCGCATAATTACCCGGACGCCGCACCTTTCAGCCACGATGGCGTAGTAATGTCTTTGCATCTTCATTCCTCCCAAATTCTCACTTGCCGGGTCTATCCAGCTTGTCCACCAGCTTCACGAACATCCACGCCACCGTAGCCGCGCCGATGATGACCAGTGTCAATGTGTAACCGTCCATGTTTACTCCTCCCGCTCCGCAATCCACTTGTCCAGCAGATTGGAAAAAATCTGAAAAACACGCCGTTTCCCTCCGATAACGCACAGGCCAAAAGGATACACACCCTGTTCAATCCCGTTCGCCAGCGTGTCTTGCGAAATGCTCAGTCCATGCACCCGAAGATGCTCCATGCACTCTTGCAGCGACATCGTCTTAATCATCGTTCCTCCTTATTCGCCGCCCGGATAGCTTCCGCAGCAGCCTTGATCTCCTCCTCCGACACGCCGTACAGCTTTGCCATTTTCTTGTAATACTTCCGTGCCGGTGCCCAGTCTCCGTATTCCCAATGTCTTACGCAGGACTGGTCAACAAACAGCTTCTTGCCTACCTGTGCGCAGGAAAGATTTGCTCTATCCCGCATTTCTCTCAATGTCAAATTTCATTCCCTCCTTATATGTGAGATTTCATTGACTGCGGCGGGGCGTTTGTGCTATAATCGCCTTGCAGGAGTGCAAAGGCAGCGCGTTTTGCTGTTAAATCCCCTCCCCGCCCGGTGCGGAGGTGGGGAGGGGAAACTCCTACACCCCGCCGCCTCGTGTTACCGCACGGGGCGGTTTTTCTATCCCCGCCGCAGTCAACGCCCACCGAAAACTCATATTCATGAGGTTTCACACTTGACACTCCACAAAAACTGCGGTACAATACCTTCGCCAAAAGAAATTGTTAAAAGCCGCTTTCGTGGGGGCTGGTGTTTTTGTACCCTTTTCCGGTGGGCCTGATATAAAGATACCTCACAAATGCGAAGTTTGCAATAGGCAAATTCAATAAATATTGAATTTTGGCAAATCCAACAAATTTAGGTAAGCAAATATGTCAATTATGCAAGAACGGGTTCTTTCTCTTATCCCCCACAAGCCGGATGGGAAGTTTGTGCATGGTGCAAAGGCTGATTTTGCAAGGATGCTCGGATTTAAGAGCGGGGCAATAGTTAGCGATTGGGAATCAGGGAAAAGCGACTCGTACAAAAATTACCTTTTCCAGATTTCCGCTTTAAAAGGTGTATCCGTGGAGTGGCTAAAGGGCGAAACGGATGATCCAAGCATAAAAAAAGCCCCCGGCATAAATGCCGAGGGATTGAGCGCAGCACGGAAAGCGTTGCTTGATGCAGTTGATGGTTTGACCGATGAGCAATGCGAGAAGCTATTGGGCATTGTGCTGGAAGCTAAGAGGGTGCTGTAATATGGAAAAGACTGCATATCGGCTGCTAAAAGCCTTATACAAAAAGAATATGACCCGAGGCGAAGCAGATAGTTTTGTCGGAATCAAGGACGATCACATACTAAACAGATACACTTCGTTCCTTGCGAAAGAAGGCCTGATTGATTTTTACAGCATAGGGGAGTCAATAAGCGAAAATGGAACCGTCCATGACGGCGTTCAGTATTGGCGCATTACGATACTGGGGAGCGGCTACATAGAGCAGCGCAGGAAAGATCTACTTATGTTTTGGGTGCCGTATGCGATTACAACTGCCATCGCGGTTGCTGCATTGCTTGATTAGCTGCCAAACTGGCGGCAGGGTCTTTTTCGTAGTCGTCGCACGGATTGTTTTTGCCGCAGCCTATTATATAATAGTCACCACGAATAGACCGCCGATAAACAACATGGATGCAATCCGCACACGCAAGGCTTTTGCACTGTGGAAGCCCGGAGGATTCAATAAATGCGGACACACGGGTCTTGCGTCTTTCTTCGGAAAGCTCGATATTCAGTCTTCTAATTTCATCCTTTAACTGCTTTCTTGTCTTGAACATCCTGCAACCTCCTTAATACATATTCAGCCTGGCGGTCTGTCAGAGTCGTGATTTCCTCTTTCAGTCGTTCCCGTACAGGTGTTTCATTAAGTATACCACATTTTTGGGGAAAAATCATCATTTGTACGTCCTCCAAGTAAAGTATTTTCACCTTTACCCTGAAAACGACATTTGTTGCATAGTTCAGGGCAACAAAAACAGGAAAATAGAAATTTTGTTCTACCCTCCCCATCCCCGCACCGGACGGGGAGGGTATTGCCCACGAATCACCTAACGGTTTATCGTTTGCGCCTCTATCATATCAAAAATAAATCGGGCGGTGCAATCTCAAAAAAGGCAATATCCCCAAATTTGGGGTTTGCAAAATAATGCGGGCTATGCCCGAAAAAGGGGAAGAAGGCAATTAAACATGGAGAAATCGTTGCAGGACACTTGTCGGGACGCAAAACTGGAACAGCACATCACGGCGCAGGAGATAGCAGACCAATCCGGTGTGCCTTTGTCCAGCGTTAACAACTTTTTCGCATCCACATCTAAAGCACCGGGCGTGTATGCGGCTGGCCCCATCTGCAAGGTACTGGGGGTGTCTATGGACCGTTACTTTGGCATTGTAGAGGTCGTTTTGGCGCAAGACCAAATCAAGCAGCTCCAGCAAGTCCATGACGAGGATGTGCGCCTTGCACGGATAGAGGGCGCATACGATGAACTGTCTAAATCAGCAGAGGAGCAGAAGAAAAAAGCAAGGCGGCAGCGCACGATGCTGTATATCACATCGCTGCTGTCCGCTATCCTGCTGGGTATAGTTACATGGTATGTGGCGCTTGATTACAGTGTGCAGGACGAAGGACTGATCCGATCCAGGACAGCCGGTACGATTGCATGGATTGTCATTGCGCTTTTGGCGGTGGGTATCGGCGTACTTACATCCGTGCTATTGTCCACTCTTGCGGCGGGCAAAAAATCCAAACAAGGCGAGGAAGCAGAAAATGAGCAACTGCATTAAATGCGGAACAACTCTTGTCCCGGGCGCCGTATATTGCCATCTCTGTGGAAAAAAACAGGTAACCGAGCGGCGCAAGGCATTGAAGCGGGCAAACGGCACCGGAACTGTATACAAACTGGCGGGGCGTAGAAAATCGCCTTGGGTGGCCGCGAAAAACAAAGTGATTATCGGGCATTATGAGCGCAAAACGGACGCTCTGGATGCTTTGGAGCGGTTGAACGGCAAGAGCTTAACAGAGCGGTATAATATGACCTTTGCGGAAGTCTTTGATGCGTGGAAAGAGGAGCATTACAAAGAGATCGGCAAGCAGGGGATAGAATCATATAACAACGCCTACCGCATATTTACGCCGCTCCACGGGAAAAAGTTTCGTGATCTCCGCACCGCAGACTTTCAAGCCGTACTTGACCCACACATGACCAAGAGCCATTCCACCGTGAACAAGTATAAGCAGCTCATAACGCAGATGTCGAACTGGGCAATCCGAGAGGAAATCTGCACAACAAATTTTGCAAAGTTTGTCCGGCTGCCGGAGAATGTAAAAAAAGAAAAGGACATCTTCACGGCGGAAGATATCCGTAAATTGGAATCCGACAAAAGCGATGCGGCGAAAATTGTCTTGATGCTGCTGGCAACGGGTATGCGTATCGGGGAACTGTTTTCTTTGCCGCTGGCTGACTGTCACGGCGATTATGTGATCGGCGGCGAAAAAACCGAAGCCGGACGAAACCGAGTTATCCCCATTCGCCCGGAGGGGAAACAATACTTTTCCTACTTTGCGAAGCAAGCAACGGGGGCGCTGCTGTTATCCGGCTACGATGGGCAAAAAGTCCCAGCGAACTTCCGCAGGCGTGATTTTTACCCGCTTCTTGACAGGCTGGGAATAAAGCGCAAGACCCCGCACGCAACACGCCACACATACGCGTCCCGGGCGGTAAAAGAGGGATTGCCCCCGGAAATGCTCCAAAAAATACTCGGACACGCCGATTATTCCACCACCGCAAACATATATACTCACATCGACGCGCAGACACTTGTGGATGCTGTTACTAACACGTTACTACCAAATAAAAAATAAGCAAAAGAGAGAAGCCTTGAAACCGTTGAGTTTCAAGGCTTTTTTTGGTGCCCCGTCGGGGATTCGAACCCCGGACACCCTGCTTAAAAGGCGTAAGCCAGTTCGAAAAGCGCAGTATATTGTTGCAATAAAGCGGTATAGTGCGGTATTTATTGGTGTTTTTCTTGCGAAAATGTTACGCTATACCGCGCCGTATCGTTTGGGTTACTATCAAATTACTATCACTTTTCGGGCGATATTTACCCATTGCGATACATGCTTTGGCAGCTCTTTACATCATTTGCTTTGTCGATTTGCTTCTCGTGCAGATAATCATAGATAGCCTGCATGGAGGCGGGCGGTTCACCATTTGCCTTGCGATACTGCTCAATCTGGCGTACAACTTCTCCATGTAGCAAATCCATGTGCCGCATTTCTTCCGTGGACAAATCGTAAAACAGTTTCGCAAGCGTGGGGTCGGATTCCTTGTATTTTAGGGCGCACTTTGCATATACTTCTGCATCGTGGATCTCGCTATCGATAAAATTTTCCAATTTCTCAATAACTTTCATCCCGCACCTCCATCAGATGCGCTGTACCCGGAGGGCAACATTACTAACTGTGGATGCCGCGCCAGTCAGTACCAGCGACAGCGCAGAGCCGGATGCGCAACACGCCTGACGCACAAGAGCGGGGAATGCCAGCGCAACAGGCGCGCCAGCCGCAGCATTTGCGGAGGCTGTTGCACCGGGAACAACCACGCCGTCCTTGATAAGCGTTGCAGTGACCGTCCCTGCCGCCGTGGGGGATACAGTGATGGACACATCGACATCATAATATCCTTTGCTAACGATATTGACAGCGTTTCCGTTCAAAGAAATATCACATCCATAGCGGCGGATAAGACTTCCCAGAGGGATAACACCATTTACGGCAACCTCCGTGGGGGTCTGCATAGCAGTGTAAATCGCAGATTTGCAAGACATTGTAAAATCTCCTTTCTAAATTAAAGGGGCGGGACACAAGCCCCGCCCATCACCCGGCCAAAAGGGGCCTTTCGATTTTGTCAGATGTTTGCGCCGCAGCAGCTATTGCAGCCGCAGAAGGGGGAATTACCGGCGTTGTAGGTGTAGCCGTTGGGATAGCGAACCACGCCATACATCCGATTGTCCATCTCAAGGCTTGCAATGCGGGCGGACTGTTCCGCAATGCGCTGCTCAAGCTGAGACTTCTCCAGCGCCGCAAACTTGGCCTCGATGTTGGCGTTTACACCATCAATAGCCCGCTGGGTGTCGCAGCAGCACTGCGCCATCTGGCTCTGGATGCTGTTGCTGGTCTGCATGATGGTCATGTTGGTGCCGTTCTGCGCCAAAGCCATCTCCTTGCCCAACTGCCCGATGCCGCCCTGCATCTCGTACCCGAGATTGCAGATGCCGTTACCGATGTTGGTCAGGCGGTCGTTGAGCTGCCCAAACTGCTGGCCGAAGAGAATCTCCTGCTGGCTAGCAGCGGTAGCGAACTGCCCGAACTCACCCTGCCGATTCCAGCCGTTGCCGCCGAAACCGAACATGAACAGAAACAGAACAACGATGAGAAACCAGCCGGAGCCCCAGCCGTTTTCTTCGTTTGTACCGCGCGTCACAGCGGCGATATCGCTAAGAGACATACCGTTCTCCATGTGGAAAACTCCTTTCATAAATTTTTATAAATAAACCGTGTCGACCCGGCCTATTTTAGGAATTGCATAAAGTCCTTTGCTTGTTTCTGCAAATCGGCAAACTGCTCTTTGCTCATTTGCCCAGAAGTTAGTAACCGCTCGATTTCCTGCTGTGCTTTTTGCGGGGTCATGCCGGCAGCAAATTTTCGGAACTCTGCCACCATCGCAAGGGGGTTATTCGGCTTTCGGCTTCCGCTTCCCATCAGCATTTGCATCATTGGATTTGCCATTGATTGTGTCCTCCAATCTCTTTACGCGTTCTTCCAGACTGCTTACATCCACAGGCGGGGTAGCCTGATACGGAGAAACCGTGTAAGGCGTTACCGTTGCATACCCAGCGCCGTCCGTCTGTTTCATCCACACAATGGGGTCGTTTTCATCCATCAGCAGAATGGAGCTGTTTGGGGCCATTCTGAAAGCCTCTGCGCCGTTTCTACCGTTTACCCTTGTAATTTGGCACGCAAACGCTTGCGTGGCTCCTGCGGCGTTCTGGGGGGCATAATTGCCGTACTGGCCGTTATATCCCATCGGCTGATATGGATTCTGATAATAAGGATTAAATGCCATCAACATACCGTCCTTTCTTTACAAAACAGTTCGGCAAAATATACATATATCCGCAATTCTTCCGGGTCTTGGAACAAGGTCAAAATATCCCTTGCCATTTGCTCCGTGTAACCGCAGGCTATAAGCCGTTCGTACATTTTGCCACCTTCTTTCTGCTTTTATGGTACAAAAAAACAGGCACCCGAAAGTGCCTGAAAAGTGTCAAAAAAAGCAAAAATCCCCCCGCCGGTTAAGGCAGGGGGATAAATAGTTCTTGTGCAATTTTATGATACGCTCTGCATCTGTGCCGCTTTACGGTTTCAACGGACATATTCCGCTCCATAGATACCTGTACGCAACTTTTGCGGCGCACATCGCATTCTATAACCACCATCGCTTCATTGTCAGGAAGCAAAAAAGAATCAACAAAAGCAACGGCTCGTTTCGGCGGCAGATTTGACAGAAAATCCCTTACGGCCTTGTGGTTTCTGTTCATACACAAAAAAATAGCCGTGGAGGTGCGGATGCTTTATGCACGAGCGCGAGGTCGGCGTATCGGTATCCTCTGCGCCCTCCAGTGGGTTTGTTTTACCCCTCTCGGATGTACCCCTCAAACCCTGCGTCCTTCAGTCGCCGGAGCATCCTCTCAGCGTTCTCGCGGTTGGCGAACGCGCCCACCTGAACGCGGTAGAGCTTGTCGGTAGCGACAGGCTCGGCGGGCTTGGGCTGCTCCTTCTCCTTGTAGGTCACGGCGAAGTAGTCGCAGATGCCCCGGGCAATGGCCTCGCCGATAAGTTCGGTGTTCTCCACGATCCACTTGGCCGCCTCGGCGTTGTCGTGGAACTCGCACTCAATGTACGCCGTAGGGGCTTTGGGTGCCCGTACTTCGTACAGGGACGCATCCACCCGAATGTTTTCGCTGGTGCCGGGGGTCAGCGGGGCCAGGCGGGCAAAGATAGCCTTGCAGGCCTTCATGCCCTCGCCGCTCTGGTTGAAGCAGAACATTCGTGTGCCCGTGACCTTGCCGTTAAAGGCGTTGGTGTGGATGGGAACGTGAAGCTCCGCGCCAAATGCATCGGACTCCCGCACCTTTTCATGCATGGAGGGCATGTGTCCCAGCTTCACCGTCACGCCGCTGCGCTCCAAGGCCACACGGCACGCCTCGGCGATGCGGCCGCACTGCTCGGCCTCGGTGGTGTTGCCGTAGGCGTAGCGGTTGTCGGTCTGATTGCTGGGGGACAGATAGACCTTAGGCATTGTTATTGCCCCCCTTGTTATAAGTGGCTGCGGAGATGCACAGCACGGCGCCGAGGAAGGTATCCACGGCGGTGATGGTGGTCACGACCTCCTCGGAGTAAGGCCACGCCCACACGGCGGACAGGGCAGCATACAGCGTCGCCACGGCGGGCAGCACGATAATGACCACCCACTTGAGAATGTCGTACAGCTTGTTGGGGATTTTCATGGTTTTTGCTCCTTTCCGTGCCCAAATCGGGCACAACACAAAATTACTGATGGGTTTGTTCCAGATCGGCGATCCGGTGGTTAATGACTTTGATTTGCTCCTCCATCACCGGCACACGGCGGGCGAAATTGTTGTGTTCCCGCACCTCCCGGGTCAGCTCCTCCAGCTTCGTGTCGGTGACAGCCTGCTGCGTGTCAAGCTTGGCCTGTACATCCCGGGTGGTCTTGTTGCTGGTGATAATTACCCCCAGCAGAGACAGTCCGCCGGTGATGAGGGCTACAATGATGGTGTCGGTCATGATGATCTCCTTATGCAATCCGTTTCCAAGTGTAAACCGCCAGATAGGGCGGCATGTTGTTGTGGGAATTCCCTCCGCCTTTTAGTGTTCCTGCCGGATACATTTCCCCTCCGTTCCAATCTTTCCACCCTCTATTAAAATTGCCCGTTGATGCGAAAGCGGTCTTAGGTAAATACAACGTATTACTACGGTAGCTGCTATCATTTGATGCGTTCTCAGCCAGTTCTTCGTACATGCGTCCTTGCATCAAGTGATTTCCGTGGCTTGGCATCTCTCCTACTGTAAGCGTGTGCTTTTCCTCGCCGCCGGTGCTGCCCGCCGGATGTGCATCGTCCTCAGCAAAGAGGAATCTGCCGTGTACTTCTTCCCAAGTTCCGCCGAAAAGCTCTGCGGGGCTGGTGGGATCGGACGAGCTGTAATATGCGCCTACCGGATGGAAAATGTCCACCAGTGCGGCTTTGAGGGATGTCAAATCGCCCACAAACAAATCTCCGTCTACCCTGACATTTTTTTCAAAATTTGAGTCCCACGCGACGTCAAGCCGCTTCTCCGTGCCCACATGGGCGCGGCGTCCAACGCCCACGGAGTTGCCACCCTCGCCCAAGTCTACAGTTGCCTCGGAGGTGGGGATGGCAAAGGACAGCGTTCCGCCGGATTCACCAAGTTTATCTACCGCCCGCAGCTCAATGGTATACGGGGATTCTACCGCCAGCGTTATCCCCGCAATGATACCGGCATAGTTATCTCCGCTTGCGCTTTCGGCAAAAAACGTGACCCAAGCAGACCATTCGCCAGATTCCGCTTTGTATCTGGCTTGCACGGATGCGGCGTTGTTGCCGTCCAATCTGGAGTACTTGCGGCTGCAAGCCACATAAAGCGCTGTGCCGTCATCGTCCAGTGTGCCATCAGCAAGAGCACGGGTGCAAACAAGAGCGTCTGCGGTGGTATTGCGCTCCACAGAGGGCGGCGTGTAAGCCAACACCGTGATAGAGGCGCTGGCCGTGCCGATGATGCCTCGGCTGTCGGTGGCCGTGCCGGTGATTGGCAGCGTTCCAGGCGTCGCCAGAATCTCCGTGGTGGGTGCCTGCCCTGTGTAGGTCTGCCCGTCCACTGTTGCGGCATAGGATTTGATGGTTGCGCCATATTTGCCGCTGGCGGTGTGGGTGATCTTGGCCTTGGTGCGCCCTTGGATGTATAGCCCGCTAAAGGGAGCCGCCAAAGAGCTGACGGGCGACACGGCGATGGTGTCGCTGGGCTGTGTGGTGCTGTTGCTGGGCACCGTGGCGGTAAAGTTGACTGACTGTGTGCCTATGAGGGTGCTGCCGCTGTATGTCTTGCACGTCAGCGTGCCTGTTCCGCTGGCGCTGTTGGGGATCTGCACGGCAAGGTCATAGGGTACCGCCCATTGCGCTTCTGTGCCCGCGCCCTCGGCAATGGTGCCGGAGGCTGATCCGAAAGTATAGGTCAGCGTGTGGGTAAAACTCGACACCGCACGGGGCAGGCCGATGGTCACGGTTTGCCCCATGACCACCGCGCCAATTACCGGCACGGTAGCGCGGGGGATGGTGGGCAGCGCAAAGCTCTGCGCCGCCGCCGTGGCCGTCAGATAGCCGCTGTTTTTCCACACCTGACCGCTGAAGGCCGCCACTGTAAAGGTTTTGCTGCCGTCTGAATTGTGGGAAATAGTCAGCGTACCAGAAGCGAGGGTGCGCTCTTTGTAGTCGGTGATGTTGGAGTACGTCCCACCGGCATACACCTGTGAGCCATTGATCGTCACGGCGGACATCTTTACGGCGTTTGAATAAAACTGATGCCCCGGAGTAATGCCGCACGACCAGCTGATGGTGGATTTATTGCCGGCAATATCCTGACCGGCCAGCTCCCATTTCACCCAGAAATAGGAGTCATATACTGTGGTTGTTTTTACGATTCCGCTCGATGCCATGTTATCACCGTCCTGCCCATCTGATTGTAATGCCCTTTTTTGTGCTCATCTCGTAGCCGCCAAGATTGAGGTTATTAAGGATCACCGCATCAGAGATATAATATTTTTGCCCCGAGAAATAGCTAAGCTCATGGCCGGATGTGTCCAAAAATGCTATCTTGTTGGCCAAAAACCGAGCAAAAGCAAAAAACTGCTGGTCAGCGCCAGTCTGACCGACCTCCACGCCGTAAAGCGGGTTTTGGCTCTCATCCTCGGCGATTTTTCCGGTTTTGATGTAGCCCTCTGTGGCCGTCACTTTGGCGGTCACATCTTTGACTTGCCCATCAATGCCTTTTACGGTTTCCTCCACCGATTTGATCTCGGAGTATTGCTGCGTAATGGCCTCCGAGTTGACCTCAATATTCGCCTCGGTCGATTGCCGGAACGTGTTAAATTCCGATTTTTCGGTGTAGGTTTCGGCCACGTCCAACTTAAATTTATCTATTTCCTGCGACAGCTCCGTGACAGCGGTGCGCGTCTCCGTTATGAGCGGCTTTGCGCTCTCGGTCATGGCCTTGCTGATGCAGTAAGCGCCGGTATAGGCCACGTCGCCATCAGAATAAGTGATCTTAGTGCGGCTCCACAAATAGGTGCCGTCTGTAATCTCCGGAGCGGTATCGCCCCAGATGCCGCCGGCAAGCTCTGTGTCGGAGGTAGAGAGGTAATATTCGACGGCGGTGGCGGTTACGGACACGCCATCCGTGCCATCTTTGCCGTGGATGCGTATGGGCGCACCCCACGTTCCGTCCGTGGCCGATGCTGCCACCTTTTGTGACATCCACACCACAGAGGCGGTCAGGTCAGTGTGCCATCCGCCCTGTGTGCCGTCACCGGTGGGCGCGTCGGGAGTGTCTGTGCCGTCGTGGTAAGTGATCCACACAGATGCGCCAGCGGGTCCAGGTTTAACCTCTATGTCGTCGATCTTTTTTGTCAGATCGGCGCGGACATTGACAATGCTCTCCGACACTTTTTTTGTAGATTCGAGCTGCGAGCCGGTATAGGTACGCCGCGTGGCGCCCATTGTGATCTTGGTGTTGCCAGGGTCGAGTATATCGGGGGACAACTCCATGAGCGGGTAGGACGCGCTATAGCCGTGGGGCGTGCTGGCCAGCATGGTCATGCGACCAACTCTAAAATGCTGCACTGCCTCCTGCCAGCCCAGATCTACAGCCTTACAGGTGATGGTTTCCGGCATCGACAGACCACTGTCGAGCAAAGCCGCCTTTGCTTTTGTGCGCAAATTCTCGGCGACGGTCACATCATCCCATTTGATATGCCGAGTAATGCGCCCGTAGGTGGCCACGCCGGACTTGCTGTAGATAGTCAAACCGTCCTTAACAAGATCGTCCGTCAAGGCGCCGTCCGGCAAGCTCTCCAGCGTAAGGCCGTCTTTGCCCTCCGGCAAAATCGCAGTGTAAATCTCTGCGCCGTCAACCTCGCTGGTCAAGTCCAGCAGGTTGGCCGCGAACTCTACCGGTTGGGTATTGGTCAAGGGCAGCTCCGCGTAATAGTCCAAATAGTTGCCGTCGTCCTCATACCGGATCAAGAGATAGCCGCCCAGAGAGGATTCGGACAGCTTGCCGCGAATGGCCTCCATTGTGGTCATGTAATCCTCGGAGCTGCGGGTGATGTAATTATTGGGGTCGGTGACAGTGCAGACGCCTGGTAAAATTTGCTGCTCATCGGACACCTGCGCGTTATGCTGGATCAAAAACCAGCGGAATAGATACTCCACTACATTGCCGGAGGCCGCAGCGGTTTTATAGTCGGCGTCCTCCGCAAAATCGTCAGGGTAGGCAAAAGGCTTGATAATGCTGTCGTTAAGGCAGGACATCATGCCCTCCGTTTCGATTTTATGTGTTTTGTAAAAATCAACAGTGTCTTTGGTGATGCGCCCTCTGTAGATGGGAAGTGAGCCATCCAGCAGCTCCAGCACACCGTTCATGCGCTGCAAGTCGGACAAATACGGGTGGTCATTGTCGACAATAAAGGACATACTGCCCGCCTTGCTGACACTCAATTTTACGGACGGTTTGCGGACAATCATACCCTGCTCCGTGAGGCGGGGATGATACAGGATATAGTCTTTATATTTGAGCTGATACATTAAAGGCTTGCCTCCTGATATGTGACTGTAATACTGCCCGTGCCGCTATCCACCTTTGCTTTTAAGATATTAGTCCCCGCAGCAAGGCGTATAGCCGGAAAAATAAGATTTTCCCCTGCGCTGGCCGCTATGGTAGTGCCGCTCCACAGCAATGTGGTGTCTTGCGCTATGGTGATTAACGGAATGACCGCCCGCCGCTCATTTGACAAAGTGAGCTGCTTATAGGCAGTTCCAAGATCGTCTCTTGCAACAACGGTTTTTTCGTTCTTGAGCTTCCACGGATAACAGTTTATGGTAACAGGTAGGGTCTGCTTTGTTTTGGCAAGCTCCACACTTCCCACGGAGCACCTCCCGCTATAATAGTGGGAGGTGTCTTCGGGAAATGTTACCTTGACTTGTTTGCCGTGGACGGCGTTGGAAAAGTCCGAAATAGCCGCTGCCCAGTTTTTCCCGCTCACTTTTTCAATGCCGACAAGCGTTAGGGTAATTGTGCGGTTTTTATAAGTGGGTTCCCCCGTCAACGCTTCAGATGCGTCCAAAAGGCCGTCAACGCCAGGGACGTCGATCATGTTTGTGCGGACTTCGGGCAACGATATGGTTTTGCTTGCCAAAAGCAAGCCGTATTCTTGATAAGTATCCTTACCGTCAAAAAATACCTTGCCTATCATACCGCTCTATCCTCCAATGCGTTGATCCGCGCAAGCTCTGCATTAAGCTCCGGCGCAAGGGCACCCACAAGCGTCCCGTCAGACAAAACGACTTGCATATTTGCCAGCAGCGGCAAATACTTTGACAGAAGCATTACTATTGCGTTGTTTCCGGCTTCGACCGGCGCAGCAGTTATGCCAGCATTAAAGTCAAGCGTTTTTGTCACTTCACCGGTCACGCCGTCGATTTCGTCTTCCCAGCCTTGCCCAAGGCCAAGCGCCATGTTTTCTCCGATGCCAGCAAATACCTTTGACGGGGAGTGGATGCCCAGTGCATCCTTGATGCCGCCGACAAGGCCGTTTACCTTGTCTTTAAACCAGTTTTTTATGTTGCTCCACATATTGGCAATGCCGTTTTTAAGCCCCTCGACGATGTTTTTACCTATGCTCGCCCAGTCATAATTGCGAATCGTGTCAACAATTGCCATAATGACCCGTGGGACGGATGCGATCAATTCGGGGATTGCCCCGATCAAGCCCGTAATCAGCGATATGATGATTTGAGGCCCCGCAAGGATAATTTTGTCAAGGTTATTTACAAGACCGTTGATAAACGCAATAATCAACGTGGGAATTGCCGCCACAAGCTCCGGAATACACTGGATAATACCGTCAATCAGCGCAAACAACAGGTCAATCCCCATTGCGATAATGCTGGGCAGCTCTGCAACAATTGCAGCAATAAGGTTTCCGATAATCAGTGGGATCGCTGCTATTAACTGCGGAATCGCGTCAATCAATCCGTTCGCCAGCGTCATAATCAGCAAGATTGCCGTTTCAATAAGCTGCGTCAAAAAGTCCGGGCTTGTCAGCATCTGCACAATCGTCAGGGTCACTTGCACAATGCCGTCAATGAGCGTGGGAAGGTTATCTATTAGACCATTCGCAAGGAAGAAAAGAATGTCGATTGCCGCCTGCGTGATGGCTGGCAAGTTGTCAATGATTCCTTGCCCTAATGCACCAACAAGAGTTACGGCTGCCTGCAAAAGCATAGGTAAGTTATCGGTGATGGTGGTAATCACCATCGGAATAATGGCAGTTGACGCAGAAGAAACAAGCCGCGAAATGCCTCCTAAGATAATGCTAATACGCGGTATGATGTTCTTTCCAACAGAGACAACACTATCCACAAAATTTCCTGTCAGCACCGTAAAATCTGCGTTATCATCAGCTATGCCGGTAAGCAGATTACTCCATGCACCTTTCATGGATGCAACAGATCCTTGAATTGTATCCGCCGCTTCCCTTGACGCATACCCTTGCATTCCGACCATTTCAATATAGTCTACAAGAGCACTTTGGCAATCTGCAAGGTTTTCTAACTGGTATGCTGTGGCGCGCCCGTTTGCAGCGTTCCATTCATTTACTTTATCAATGACTTCCTGAAACCCTTCCTTTGTTGGCGTGATGCCAATTTGTAGGTTGTCCAGCATGGTATAGTTGGACTTCATGATCCCATTGAACGCATTTTGCACGGCTTCCTGGGAATTGCCAGTTGCCGCCACCACATCAGCCTCCGCATTGATTATTCTGTCGGCCAGTTCTGCCGCCGCCCGTTCATTGCCGCCAAGGGCTGTTTTTAGGCCTGTGGCAAATCCGTTTACCTGTTGCAAATAGTCATTCTGGCTCATTTGAACGGTGCTGTATGCGTTCTTTGCCTTGTTTGCAATATAGTCATAGGCTTCTCCAAACATAAGCTGTGCGCCGCCAACCAGTTGTTCATACTCAGCATAGTTGTTAAGCGCGTTTTTCGTAAGCGCGGCAATGCCGGTAGCAGCCGCACCTACAGCTGCGGCGCCGACTTTAGCCGCAGTGGCAAGCCCACTTTTGAATTTTCCTGATAATGTCTCCACATTTTCGCTTGCCTCGTCTTGCACAGCTATTTTCACAAACAGATCAAGAAGATTCACGCCCTCACCTCTCTTTCTTTGTAAATTCTAAAAAAATGTTCGTGACAAACCATTGATAGTATGGTATAGTGGCAACAAGGAGGGATTATTTATGATAAGTTTCAACAAAGATTCCGCGTGGGATTTGAAGCCCATATCCGTTTCCGATGTGCGAGGTGAGGTGAATGGCCTGCTGATCGACGGTGAGCAAATTTCCGCTGCATTTAAGACCGTTCGCGATCAGTTGATTTTTACAAACAAGCGGATCATATCGGTTGACGTGCAGGGCATCACCGGAAAGCGTAAGTCTTTCAGCTCTCTGCCCTATTCCAAGGTTCAGTTTTTCTCCGTGCAGACACTTGGCTTTGCCGAAATTATCCCCGACAGCGAGCTTGTACTGACTTTCTCCAACGGCTATGTCGCAAAGTTCGAGTTTAAGGGCGACACTGACATCGGTAAAATCGGAAGAATGATCTCCGAATACGTTCTCAAGTAGCCCTTAATCACCGCCCCGTTATGGGGCGGCTTTTTTTACCTCCAGCCCGCACCGGCTTACAATGTCGTTTGTGATCTCCTCGCAAGTCCTATCATCTTGTTTTGCGGGACTGATTATGTCTATATACCGCTTTTGCACAGACACGCCCGCCGCACGCTCGGAGACCGTTTTAAGGAGGTCGCTTGTATAGACCCTGTACGCCTTTTCCGCCATGTCCCGCTTAAATCGGGCAAGGCAGTATTGCAAAAACGGCTTTACTCGCAGCGCTCCTCGGTATTCTCCTGCACAGAGCCGGAGTGTGTCTCTCCCGTCTGGCTCTGTGCAGAAGTAAAAAGGTCGGTAAATGCGTCGTCCGCAAGCAGGCCAACCACGTCGGCGAGCAGCTTGGCCATTGTAAGCTTGCCAGTATAGGCGGCAGCAGATACGCCCTCAATGCTGGCCAGAATGGCGATAAGGTCTTTCTTGTGATTTCGCAGCAAAACCGGCGCAGATTTTTTTGCCTTCTGCAGCATGAATTTGCTGGCGGTCATACCTTCGGGCAGCTTTTCGCGCTTAAAAAGCGCAGCCGCCTCTTGATCTTCGGCAATATTTGAAATCGGCGCGATAATGTCAGCAATCACATCAAATACACGCTCGCCGCGAATGTCAGACATTTTCATGCTGTTACGCCTCCGCCGTGCCGGCCTTGATGTAGATTTCAAACGGCACAGTGTCCTGTGCGCTCATGGAGTAGTGGGCGGTGTACTCAAAAGCAAACTGCCCCTTTGCCTTGTCGGCGGTCTTCAGCTGGAATCCGCCGGTGGAGAGGGCGTTCAGCATATGGATCGCAATAAAGCCGCCGTTGGTGTCGCCGTTTTTGTCGGAGTAGTCGCCGACAAGCCAGATGTCGTCAAAGTCCGCATCCTTGAGGTCGTTTCGGGGCGTGATCTTTGTGGTGTCGGTCGTGTCAATGTCAGCAGCGCCGCAAAGGCTCTTTGCGATCGCAGTGGACGCATTGACAAACGTGCCGGACATTTTCACTTCCCACGATTCAAGCCGCTTCAGCTCCTTCATGTTTTTCGGACAGTTGTCGATGTCGTCACCGAAGTCCGTATAGGTCGGAGTGGCGGTAAAATTGACCCCGCCGGTGGTTGCGCCGATCTGACCGGCTTCGCCGATGGTGCCGGTGGCGGGAGTAAAGTCAGTGGTCAAAATACCGGCGTTGACCTGGAGCTTCTGAAATGCATCGGAGGGAATTTTAGTGAATTTCATATTTTCTTCCTTTCATCAGTTCTGCGATAGGTATTCCACCGTGATGTTGAGATACCTTCGCTTGATGTTTTTATCGCTTTCGTCCGCGATGTTCTGGCACCACGGAGAGCCACGCTTGATCCACATTGCACCGCCGTCATAGGCGACCATACAGCCGCCCATGCCGATTGCGTCGCTGATTTCCTGTGCTTTTGCGTTGGGCGTCGCTTCGCTCTCGGTGTAATACCAAAGGTTTACTGTCAGCGCAATTTCGCCGCTCTCCCATGATCCTGTGATAAGCTCATAGGTCAGCCACGGGAAAACCGCGTCATCTGGCACGTTGGAGGTTGGGTATGCCGGGAGGAATTGAGAAAACCACGCATGGAGCGCCTTGTCCTTTGTCATTTCGGCAGCTCCTTTCGCTCCGCGGTGAAGAATTTCAGCGCCTTAATGATTGCGCCCGCAGACCTCGGTGCGGCCTTTTCCTCGGGATTCGAGGTCACACGATAGGTAATCCCCGTTTCCGTATCGCGGAAATAATCGTTGTACTCGATGGGAACGCTCTGATTGACCAGCGCGGAATATACCGAGGTCACACCCTCCTTTTCCGCTTTTCGCGCCTCCATCGATGTGTCAAGAGATTGGTAATTGAGGAACTCCGCGCCCTCTTCCCACGCGGTGATGTAGCCGCCCGCGCCGTCAGGCGTGCGCTTTTTCTCCATCAGAATGCACTTGTGGGCAAAATCGTCCAGTAAACTCACGGTTCCACCCCCTTGAGCTTGCGCCAGTCATTTAACCGGCCTTTAAAAGCGCCCTGCCAGCCCGTCCCAGCGCTCGTGTCGGCATTCCCGACGCTCGCCTTGGTGTAACTGTACCCGCCGAAGCTTTCGCTCGTGTACGGGCTTAAAACGGCTTCACCGTTCTTTTCTTCCCACGCGGCGATATCTTCGGCAAGCACAACCACAGCTTTTGGCACCGCCAGCGCCCACACCGTCCCGGTAAAGGTTTCATCCGTCAGGTCAGCCGCCGGATATTGATGCAGACCGTCATTAAACACAGAGCCGCAGATGCGGAAATATTGATTGGTCAGGAGAAAGGGCAGCGTAATGCTGCCGTTCTCCACGGTGAACGTGCCCTCGTGGATCTCCACAAGGAACCAGTTGTTCAAGTGCCGTAAGACCTGTTCAAGCATCACGCCGCCCCCTTATTTAACCCGCAGCAGCCGCAGCAACGGTAGCCACGGCAATGCCGTCCAGATACTCAGCCCACAGCTTCATGCCCATGATGGCGTACATATCGCCGGTGGCGCGGCTGTAATCGCCGTCAACGTGAACGCCGATCAGGTTGGTCTCGCCCTTCACGGTGTAGTTCAGACCCAGCTTGGCAAAGTCGCTGTCGCTCGGGTCCACATAGTAAAGATCGATGTTCTCCACGGGCAGAGCGATTACCTTCTTGGAGGCGATGTACTTCTCGGGCAGCAGGAACAGGGTGCGGTAGCCCATGAAGTTCTCCACGTAGTTGATACCGAACATCGTCTGCACGGTGATCTCCTTGTCGCCCAGGTAATCGTAAGCGTCGATGATGTTGGCAAAGCCCACCACCTCTGTCACATCCTTGTCGAGACCGGCAAACTTGTCCAGCACCTTGCCCTTTGCCATCGCAAGAGCGCGCTGCCACGTTTTCTCGGTCACCTTCAAAGTGCCAGTGCCGAGGAAGGTGTAGAAGTCGGTCAGGACCTTGTTCTGCAGGGCCACGAGGAAAGCCTCGTCGGTCTTCTCCACGGCAACGTCAGCTCCGTACTTTGCCACACTCTCGATGGTCACACTCTTTGCATACTTGGAGATGTCGATGTCGCCGTAGGCAACAGGATCCACCTTCATTTTGGTAAAGGGGATCTCGTCACCCTCAGCCACAGTGCCGCCCTTGAGACCGCCGTCCACGCTGGCCTTGTAGGAAACCAGTTTCGTGCCGGGGGCCTTGCGAATGGGACGCATAATGCCCATGATGTTACGCAGTGCGTCCCAGTTATCGGCGAAGCGGGACACGAAATCCACCTCGCGTGCGGAAGTAGTAAACTGCGCGGAAGTTGTTACATTAGTTTTCGCAGCCATAAATAGCTCCTTTCAAAAAATCAGTTGTTTTCTCTTGCCATCAGATCGGCAAGCGCTTTCTGGCGCTCCGCCGTAGACATCACATAGCGGCCTTTATCGTCCTTCTTGTAGATGTCCTCTCGGGATTTTGCGCCGCCGGTGTTTGCCGGGGGGTTGGCGGGATTCGCCCCGTGCGTCTGTGTGGTGGAGACCAGCCCCTTGTAGGTGCCGTCTACGAGTGCATCAAGGACCTTGGTGTCCTTTATCTTCTCGCCGTCCAGCTCCAATGCGGCCATTTCCTCGCCGCAGCCGCGCATAGCAAGGTCGAGATTCGCGCCGGTGATGTTTTTGCTCTCAAAGTAAGCCCGGACGGCCTTTTCCTTTGCCGCCTTGCTCTCCTTTGCCGTGACATTGGCCTTGAAGTCCTCAAAAGCCTTGTGCTCTTTCTCGTACTTCTCCTGATAGCCGTTGTCACCTGCCGCCTTGAGGTCGTCCAACTGCTTCTGGACGCCGGGCAGCTTCTCCGCGTCCGCCTTATACTTGCTGACATCAGCTTTCAAGCCGTCCACGGTGTCGGTATGCGCCTCGATGATGGTATCAACCTGCTCATCGGTAAGCCCCATACCCTTCAAAAGTTTTCGTGTAAGTGCCATGACACTATCTCCTTTTCTTCGGTTCCGTTCCTTCGGAAACGATAGTTTTATAAAAACCGCTGTCCCTTGCGGTAATTAACAAAAAGAGCCAACTGCATACAATTTGTAAGCAGTTAGCTCCTATTTCAGTTCGTCCTCCAATATCTTCCGGTATTGGATGGCATGGTCGGCGGCAGCAGGTTTCAAAAACGGCTGTGCCTTGTTTCCGCGCGTGTAATGCCAATTTCCCTTTGCGTCCTGATACACCCACGGTGTAGGCCGTCCGCCGCCGCCTTCGGCGTAAATGCCCGTGCCAATCTCGACGTAAGCGGCATACTCATTGTTCGTGCCGATGATTGCCGCCGGTTCCTGCTCGTCTACCACATGGGTAATGCTGTTCCGCAGATTGCCAGTGTCAACGGGGCACAGCTTTTTCGCATATCCCTCTGCCACCAGACCAATCTTTTCCAGCCCTCGCAGAAGTGCCGCATGGATGGCACCAGAAAACTCTTTGCTGTTGTCGGTGATTTCAACATTCATCACAAAATCCCTCTTGACTTTTTTTCGGGAATTGCATATACTGACAGTGAGGAAACTCATGTTTCCGTTTTCCGAGCCGAACCTCTTCCCGTTACTGGAGGGGGGGCGGCTCATTTTTTATACCTTCGTGCGAATAGGAGAGAACCGTTTTCTTCCAATGCAATCACATCAAAACCGAACCCAGTGCTAACCACGCTGCGAACTGCTCTATCATCTACAATGCGTATAAGCTCATCGGTATTGATGGATCCTGTGCACCGTAACACAACCCCTCCAGGAGTTTTTGCAATCTGCTTTGCGGCTTTTCGAATCGCCATATCTGCCGCTTTCGCTGTTGATATACTTTTCAATTCCCACTGTTTACCGCGCCATAGGTAGTCCGGCGTTTTTATCCCCTGCGCATTCGCTTCTTTCAACAGCACGAACTTCCCGCCGAATTGATCTCTGAGTTGGTTTGCAACTTCGATTTCGGTCTTGTGCCCTTTTATGTGGTATCCGTTTTCGTATCGCACCTTGCCTATGCGGGGCTTGGCGGAATCTATGTATTTCTTCGTAACATCCTTTGCAGATTTTTCGCTCCCCATGTGATATGGGGATAACTGTCTGCCGCTGTATCCCTGCTTCGATGCTTCCCACTGCGCATATGTCATGTCAGATATAAGCCCGTCGCGTGTCCTACGCAGCCCGTCTGATGTATCTACCCCATCCACTGCCGCAACCAGCGTACAGCGGCAGTTATATATCTCCCACGGTGGCCCTTGCGGGTCGCCGGGAAAGCGGCAACCATTAGAAAACTTCTTGTCCTGCGCCACTTGTTCGCCGTCCAGCATGGCATGAGAGTGGCGTGTACGCGCATCCAGCGTAGCCAACCAACATTTTTTAAGCTTTACCCCCATCTTTCCCGCCGCCGCGTAGCTGTCCATGCGTCCGGCGTTCTGCGCGCCGGTCACGGCTGTACGGGCCGTGCGGATGGCGCTATCGCGGCTCATGGTGGTGATGCGCTTTTGCAGGTCGTCCGCCATGTGCTTGATGCTCTTTCCCTGCAAGATGGAGCTGGTGACACTGGCCGTAATTTGCTTCTTGCCGTATGCGAGATCAATCCTGCGTTTCAGCGCTCTGCCCTTTGGATAGTACGGCATCAACTCCGGTTGCTCCGCGATCAGGCGTTTAACCGTCTGCTCGTCCCACAGGTCAAAGCCGACGTTGCCCACGACCTGCTCGATGGTGTACGCCGAATAGTTGCGGTTGAGGGAGTAGATACCGGGCGTAGCATCGTTGGTGTAGGACACCGCCACAGCGTTTGCATCGGTCATGCGGTGCGCCACCTTGTCCCGCATAGCTTGATAGCGTTCTCCGCGCCCGATCTGGTTCAGCCGCCATTGCTTATAGTCAGCCTCCGTCCATTCCTTGCCGTTCTGCACGGTGCCGATCAGAGCCTTCATTTCCTCGTCGCGCTTTTTGAATTGCTCAAAATATGCGTCGATGGTAGCTTGCAGTTCTTCCCCCGCCTCGCGGTATAGCGTTGCAATACGACGTTCCAGCTTCGCAAGCTCCTTATCGGTCAGCTTGTGTCCGAGGTCACTGTTCGCCATCGCCGTTCACCTCCGGCGCATCCGGTCCCGCAAAGCTCCGGTCAATCTCTTCTGCAGCCTTCCGCTTTGCCATGTCCTCGTACTGGTCAATGTCGCCGTTGATGGTCAGCAGCTTCTTCGTGATGTATTCGTCATCGTAATACGCCGCACCCAGAAGAATGTTCTGCGTTTCCTCGCTCTTGTTGATGATCTGATTGCGCGTATAACTTGGCTGGTCCTCAATTCCTGCCAGACGCAGGATTTCCACGATAAACCGCGTGACCTCGGATTCAAACTTATCCGTTTTCAAATCCAGCGGCACATAGCTAGCCTTAATTGCGGTCGCCGTCTGGTTTCCTGCGGATACCGCCGCAGCATCAAAGCACTGGAAATCCTCGTATAGCTTTTTCTTGAGCATATCAATGGTGCTGCTGGTGCCCTCATATGGAGCCTCGATGGTCTTGCTCTCCACCTTCGCCCCATCATCGCCGTTTGCGTGGGCAACATGGGTGGTTTTCAAGCGCTCCACAAATTTCGCATCGTCGAGATCATCCATGCCGTTGCAGTTGGACAGCACCCAATAGATCAGGTTGCCCTCATCCACGTTGTTGACCATGTTAGAGGACGCCAAATCCAGCGCGTCAATGGTGTTGCGCTTTCCGACGATCTCGGAGAGACACCGCTTGTTGTTTTTCAGCGGGACGATGGGGAAACTCGGATAATTGCCGCCGTCACAGATTTCGGTTCCGCCGACTTCCGCTTTGCGCTCGATCAGCTTATAGCTGCGCTTCGGCTGCATGACGTCCATATCCTCGCCGCTGGGCTGGAAATACTCAGTAAAACCATCGATCTCATACAGCGTCGCTCTCAGAGGCTTATCCTGTGCCACCTGCCAGAACCGGATGCCAGCTTTCATCGCGCCGTCCTCTTCATCATAGAGGGGGACGAACTCAAGCAGGGAGAACACCCGCAAATGCGTCAGGTCCCAGAAACCGAAGGACACGCCCGCGATTTTCGCCTCACGTGCCGCATCCATGACTTCCTGGTCGAAGTCCGGGCATAGCTTGTTCGGTGTTTCCTTCTCCGCAAAGGTCACGCCGTTTCCCAGCAGATAGGAAACCTCCTGATCCACCGCCAGGCCAAAAAAACGGCTGGCCAGCTTGTGGTTTGCCGTCCACATATCCGTATGGGCACGGCCCTGCATATCGTAGATGATCTTTTCATAGCGGTTGATTGTCGGATTCAGCCCGTTGTAATATTCCTCAGCATCCGCCGCCGTCTTATATGCGTGGGATTCACGATGCGCGTTGATCGCACTGCGGATAAACTCCATCCGCGCCTTTTCATCCTCGCCCACCGCCACAAGGTCATTATATGTCTTAATCTCCGCTCACCCCTTATCTCAGAATGGAAACATAATCAGAGCTGTCGCGTTTGTTCCACAACCGCTTCACGATGCTGGCCGCGCTGTCCGGCGCATCATCATGCTCAACATTCTCGTTGTAATCGCAAATCTGGTCGATATACGCATCATCCGTACCGGCCACAAAAACCACATTGCGCCATTCCGCCTTGAGATAGCTTGTGATTTTAAGGAATTTGTTCATGTTTTCGTGATATGTAACGGCCCGTTCGCCCTTCGCACGCAACGCCTTTGCCAAATAGCCCTTGTCAGCGTTGGTCTCGCAGTAAATCTCCCCAGCATTGAAGGACTTCCGAAGCCGGATGATCTCATCCATGCAATCGTCCACATGCTTGTGCCAAAGCCGCCCATAGAGGTAATATGTTGTTCTCTTCTTCCGGGCAATCGTAAACGCCGTGTAGTCATCGCCGCCGTATGCCGCATCGATATGGCAAATGCCCTGCTCTGCAAGGCAAGGCTCCGCGCCCATTTGCGGCGTGTCAAAGATCACATCGTCACTGGCAATATGCCGTAGCTCGTAGTTTGCCGCAAAAAGGGATGACGTCATAGACGATTTAATGGCTTGCAATTCATCCCCAGAGATCAGCCCGGTTGAATAGCAATCGTGCTTCTCGATATTCGGCATCATGGAAAATGCGTCTTCCTTATGCCAGGGCGTTCCGGTGTTAAAAATGCGTCCGCCACGATTGCGGATGTTTTGCAACTCCTGATAGATCGTTTTTGTATGATCCCGCTCTGCGCGGGAAATGCGGTCCTGTACATTTACAATATCGTCCGTAAATATGCGGTCAAAATGCTTGCCGGTCAAGGACCCGTTCACGCCGCACGCCACAAGCTGGCTCGTGCCCTTGTTGTCCGCTGTCAGATTCGTGGAAATCTCCGTCGCGGATACTGTTGTCAGGATCAGCGGTTTCCCGTGGATCTTCTCGCACAGCGCCTCCATGTATGGCGATAGCAGCAGATTCCGCACCTGCCGCACAACCTCTTTCACATCCGCATCCGTCTTTCGCATAAACAGCGTTTTGAGATTCGGCAGAAGGACGATGATCTCCGCCAGCGCAATCGATACGCATGTTGTTTTATAGCTGCCACGGTGCGCCTGCAAGGTTTTGTCCTCACTCCCGCGCACCATGTCCTGTATCCATGCGTTGTGCAGCGCGCCCAGCTTATCAAACCCAACAGCATGGCCGAACGCAATGGGGTTATGTATCAGCAGTTCCGCCGCTTGTATCCGCGTCATTCTGCATCACCATCTTCTCCAGCTCGTCCAATGCAATGCCCTTTGCGTCCGTCACTGCCACATCCACGCTGTCACGCTGCCCCAAAAACTGTTTGCCGAGGAAGATCGCCATTGTAGCGTTCTTTTCAGCCAATCGCCACTGACTTCTCCGCAGCGAAATTTTCCCCGCTCCTCGCTTTTGCCTAAATACCTCGGAAAAACTGGCATGATAGGTGCGTTTACACCAACTATCCAATGTTTTATCGGTCACATCAAACCAGCCGCAGATTTCCTCAAGCGTGCATTGCAGGCCGCAGAGGTTCTCGAACTGCTTCTGGTCTATTTCCTTTCTTGGCCTTGCCATACGCACCCTCCTTTCTCTGCTGGCGTTTAATAAACTTCTCCATGTCCCTCTTTAGGTGCGGGCTGCTTGTTTTTCCGATGATTGCCTGCGCCTCCTCAATCGTCATTCAGAAGCACCGCCTTTTCTCCGGTAAACTTTTCCCATCGATCAATAATGACATCCGCATACTTCGGATCGTACTCCATGCAGAAAGCGTGTCTGCCATTCTGCTCCGCTGCCATGATCGTTGTGCCGGACCCAGCGAACAGGTCAAGCACATTCTCACCCGGCTTACTGGAGCACTGCATCTGGTAATCAAACAGCTTAATCGGCTTCATGGTCGGATGCTCCGCAGATTTTACAGGCTTATCAAAATTCAACACGGTTGTCTGCCTGCGGTTCTTGAAGAAATAGTGCTTCTTGCCTTCCGTCCATCCGTACAGACAAGGTTCGTGCGCTTCCTCTTCAATCTCGCTCTCACCATACAGGCAAGGCTCATGTTTCCACTGGAAATCCTGTCTCCCCATCACAAGGGAGTTCTTCACCCAGATCAGGCACTGCCGTACACGCAGCATCGCATCTCTGCACGCGCCTCGGAAGTTATACCCCTCGCTGTCTGCGTGCCAGATGTAGAACGGAGCACCGGGCTTCATGACCATCGCCGCATTGGAGAAAGCATCCGTCAGGAAACGCCTGAAGGCAGTATCCTCCATATTGTCGTTCTTAATCTTCCCGGCGGTGCCCTGATAGTCCACATTGTATGGGGGGTCTGTGAGCAGCAAATCCATTTGTGCCCCCCCCACGAGCTTCTGTATGTCTGTCAAAGACGTACTGTCTCCGCACATAAGGCGATGGTCTCCAAGCTGGTACACATCGCCCAGTTTGCTCTTCGGCTCTGCCGGTAAAACGGGATCGTAGTTGTCCTCTACCACTGACATGTCGAGTTCATCACGCAGACCCCAATCAAAGTCAAAAGCAGACAAGTCAAGCCCCGGCAGCTCATCAGCCAGCAGGTCAAAGTCCCAATCGCTCTCGTTGCTCTTGTTATCTACCAGCCGCAGGGCGTTCACCTGCTCCGGTGTCAGATCGTCCACGCAGACACAGGGCACTTCTTCCATGCCCAATTTCTGAGCAGCCAACGCTCTGCAATGCCCAATGACGATAACTCCATCACGGTCAATCACAATCGGCTGCACAAAGCCGTATTGCTTGATGCTCTCCGCAACGTTGTTGATTTGCCGTTTATCATGCTTTTTTGCGTTGGCGGCATACGGCACAATATCCGCAAGCCGCCGTTTTGTGATTTCCATGCTTTCCTCCTGTTTTGCTACCAGCCCCCACCCCTTGGCTACAGTAACAGTCTTTCCCCTCCCATGCGGCCTTCTGGAAGCTCTCAAACATGGGTTACACAGTTTTAGCGCTTCTATGTGCAAACTTGTGTCATTTTTAATTTTTTTCAAAAACTATTGACATACCACGCAATGCGTGGTAATATATAGGTAGATTAAAAAAGATGTCATCGTAGAGATTGCTACCCTTAAAGGAGGATAAGAAAAATGAAGATCAAGATCGTGAAAGACCTGTACGCCTGTTTTGTCGGCGACGAGTACACTGTAGACCTTACCCGTCATATGGATACCTACATCCCCGGAGACCTGATCTGTTACATTTCCCCGTTCGCCCCCGATATCCCCCTGCGGCTGGAGATCGCCATCCGCGCTGATGGTTCCATTGCGTTCCGCTCTTGGACGTTCACCTCGTCATCGAAAGCAAACGGCTATCTGCACACCGCAGAGCGAACTGCCAAGGAGTGTGAAGGCGAGGCCATCGCCACCCCCTTCATCCCCACTGACGCGCAGGTCGACACCGTGAACGGCTTGTTTTCCGGTCGGATCAAGTTTGAGGGCTTGAAGCTCGCCGTTGGTGCCTCCGTGCAGCACATCTGTCCCATTGACGTCAAGCGTGAGGAAAAGCTTGTCGGCCATCCGATCTATCTTGCATAAGTCTCGCGTGTCAGCCCCGCCCATGAAAATTTTTGACAGTTGGCGGGCGGAACATGGGCATGATGGTGCTTGACATTTCCTGTGCAGCGCGGTAAACTATTTTTGTCGGATGTAGGAGGCGCTTGCATCTGGTGCGGCGCGATCCTGCCGCCGTGGATTGAAATAGTAAGAAGGACAAACCCTTCAACCCCAGGAAAAGCACCGGTTGCCGGTGTTTTTCCTTTTTTTACATTCTTCACTATGAAAGGATATTAACCATGACAGACAAACTGTTTTTTCCCTTGGTCAGCGCAGCGCTTTCTTCGCCAGACCGAGACGCCTTTGTCTGCGACTGGTCGCTGTCTTCCGTCTGGGGCGATGCACCGGACGCGGACATACCCGCAGACCGTATCGACATGCTGGCGCGTCTCTGGGACGCCGCCCACCTGACGATCCGGGACATCCGTCAGCACACAGGCCTATCCCAGGCGGCCTTTGCCACCCGGTACTGTATCCCCACCCGCACACTGGAGGACTGGGAGCGCGGCGCGAGGAGCTGCCCAGACTACCTGCGGCTCCTGCTGGCGCAGGTTACCGGCCTTTACACAAGACCGTGACGATTGCGGTCTCACAGTGTCCGGGTGCTACCCGGCCTCTTGTGCAAGCGGCTGGACTCGAACCAGCGACAGAAACCCGACATTTGCCTTGCTCCGCTCTATCCGACTGAGCTACGCCTGCATATAACAACAGCCCATAGGTTTCCCTACAGGCTGTTTGTGCCGGCATGACCTTTCGGTGCCAGAAGGAGCGCCCAATACCGGCGGCGCATAGAAGGGAGGAAAAGTGATGATTGGGAAATCGCGTGGATGACCATGTCCTATCATCCACTGTACCTATTGTAGCACATCATTAAGTGGAATCTGTATCACCTTTCACGAGTAACCCTGCATATTTCGCTATATCATGCAGAAATCTTTCCTTCCTCCGGCTGAATGTTGCCTCGCTAATCCCGGGAATCACGATCCGATTACGGGCATACTTGTGCTTACCTTGGCAGTTGTGCATGATGCCATATATCAGCTGCCGCCGGATTGCATCGCTATCGAGATCTCTGCCGCAGCGGTCTATAGCGTATTCCACCGCAAGCATCTTCTGCGTCTCCGGCCATCGCTCTATGGCGGCAAGCTGCTCCGCCTTACTCTCGGCAGGCCTACCAGCGCCCGATCCAGTTGGCATGCCCTCTGTGGCACTATGCGTCCCGTTTAGGATCTCCGCCCGGGCCTCTCGATACGCCCGCACCCGGCGCGGATACCCACGCACATAAGCAATGCACTCCAACCGCACATCATAAGGCAGTGTCGCCTTTTTGCTCATTTGCCCTCCTTTACTCCGCGCTGTTTACCATCTTATATTCGCCACGCAGGGCCTTTTCGATGTCGCTGATTTTGATATAGCCCTTGTTCCGAGCCTCCACCAGCTCCACAAGGCATTGCTGCAAGTATTCCAGGCTGCGAGTGTCATGCTCATCCGTCGTTTCCTCCCGCACATGGAATCCAAATTTATCCAGCAGCGTGCAGGACACGTTATCCATGCATTGCTTGGTGCCGTCCAGCCTGCCCACTTCGTAGGCTCTGGCCGGATTATTCGGGATCGGCCGCCCGTTAACTCTCCGGAGCATCACTGTCACCCCTTTCCTCAAACCGGCACACGCCGGCTGTATCTGCCACTGGACAAAAATCGCAGCACATCGGGCAATCTGCATTGACGCATACCTCGTCTTGCATCCATTTGCAGTTAGGCATCGGTGCCACCGGCTTTCTGTGCGCCCCAAGAGCAAAACTCGTGAGGATAGGCATCATGCGAGTGCCGCTTGCACCAGCTCCATTTTTCTGCGTCGTTTTCCCCGTTTGCAAAATATATGCAATCACGGCAATGCACCACGCGCACAGCGCCCACGATGGTAGGCTCTGCGTCAACCAGCACACAAAACATTTTCATCAGCAAAGTATAGCCGTTTCCTTTTTTAAATTCTCCTGTTGTGTCAAGCAGTCCCGCCTTAAAAGCATCCGCGTCAATCAGCCGCATTTTCAGCACATCCTTCCATCTTCGCCCCGCAGTTGGGGCAGTAGTTTGTTTTTATTACAGTACCGCGGCCACAAAAACAGCAGCGGTAGGTCACGCATGAAACCGGTACCGCGCCGGATGGTGTCCACCGCCAATAAGAGGAATCAATACTTTCCCACGCCCCATGCACCACCGGGGCTACATCGGCGGCGGGCAGGTTTTTTGCATACTCCATCACCGTTTCAATTCCATTGATAAAATGCTCATTTGCGTGCGCTTTGTCGCAATGGTCGCGGCGAATAGGAAATTTCATCAGTCCTTCGCGGTCAATGTATTCAGCCATTTTTTGTACCTCCGTCCATCTTAGCCCCGCAGTTGGGGCAGAAATTCCAATCCCCAATGTCAAAAAAGACGAAATCCCACTTAACCATCACGCCGCACTCTGGGCATTTAAGATAATCGTGGTCTTCTATCCACCGCCCATGTACCACAGGCGCAACATCGGCGGCGGGCGCATACCGGAGCGCATCAACCGCACTATCCCAAGCAACCGGCAAAGCCGCGATCGCCGCTTCCCGTTCAATGTATTCAGCCATTGTCGTCCTCCTGTTCTTCCTTCCCCTTGGATACAGCCGCTCCCTCGTTTTCTGCAACACAGCAATCCGTGCATACGCTCTCTCCGTTTGGCAAGCCGTAGCACTTTTCGCCCGTTTCAATGCGCTTTCCGCAGAATGCGCAGTAATCCCACAGCCGTCCCATCACATTGCCTCCACATAGCACCAGCTTTGGGGCGGGCGCTCTAAAAAGCATCCTGAATTTTTGCAATCAGGGCAGTCTCTTTTTGCAAGCCCAAGATCAGCATAAAAACAGTCGCGGTTGTTTTTCTTGAACTCTCGTAACTCTCGCGGCTTATCGTAGATTTTAAGGTCGGAGATGTGCCAACCATAGCCCTTTGCCGCTTGCAGATACTCGTGCATATCTTTGAGAGTAAGACATGATTGCCGCGCAACATCGTTTGTTGTCGGCTGCCCCTCACCTTTGACATAGTAGCTGCCGCCGGGTGAGCGCGTTTCCAGCTCATAGATGCGGTCACAGGTAAACTCCCCGATAACATTGCCCTTGCGGTCTGCCCACTTGCCGCGGTTCCACTTGGCAACATCACGCCCAAGATCAACTCGAAAAAACTCGTTACAGCCTTGCAGCGTGCAGTAGATATAGCACTTAAACGGCGTTTTCAGCTTCGGCTTGGTCTT